CCTGGGTATTTTTAATGTCTGGTGTTTGTGTGTGCTTGAGATACCGTGGTCTCAAGACTGTTGGTCTGCCGGCACTGGGCAGCCCGGACACTGCAGCCCGTAGTCCTTGTGTAGGATCACGGAGGCCGCCGTGGAGGTGTGTCGTTCACCGTATCCGGCGTCACCAAGGCCTTCCATCAGCGTTGCGATCTGAGCAACGGAGAGGTTGTAACGAGCGAAGAAACAGTCGGTGCTGAATGTGAGCTCCTCGTCGCCGATAGCCTTGTAGGTGAGGTCAGGGGTGAGGGTGCGCTTTGCGTACCTTTCCACCTCGTCGTACTCAGAGCCGGCGCAGGCATCGCGCATGCGGGTGAGGAATGGGGTGGTGGTGCGCGGGTACATGCCACGGAGTAGCGCGCTTTGGAACGCGCGTCCCTTCTCGGCGAGTGGTATCTTCCCGGGAATCTCCCCTTTGCAAGTGCCGGTAGAACGGAGTAAAACTCCGACGTTGAGCACTGGCTGATAAATTCCGCTGATGTCGCGGGTGGGGCTGTTCTTTAGGAACTGTATGTCCTCGGGGCGACGGTTCTCGTCAATGGTGACTACGTATCCACACTTTGCAACACTGGCCACTAGGGTCGTAATGTTACAGTCCGCAGCGGCCACCAACTGCCATCCGACTATCAGATTAGCGAGGTTGTTAATGACCGTGGTGAGTGTGGATCCGCTGTAAAGGCGCGGTCCGTTCGGCTGCAGCACCACCTTCTTCTTTTTGTTGGTAGGGGAGGTGATGACTATTGGCGCAGTGCACTGCTCGATGAGAATGCGTATGTCGTCTTTAGCGTGTGCTGGTACGAGGCGCTCGAGCAAGCCGAACAGGGCGGGGGTGTGTGACGCATCGCATTTTGATATGTCGACGTTGAAGTTGCGTATAGAGCCGTCGTCACAACGGCGCGAGTAACACGAATCGTCACTGAAGTAAACGAAAAAGTGCTTCTCAGGTGGGCGCATGAGGTAGTGGAAGGCCTCGCGGAGCGCCTTGGTGGCCGGTTGCTTGCAAAAGCGGTAGCGAGCGTCGCCGATAACGATATCGTTAGCGGCCATCGCGTTCTTGAGCCGGCCGGTGATGCAGAAACCCTGAAGGGAAGCTGCAACACCTAGGTCGCCGATCATCCGGGCGGCCTTTTCGAACTTGGCGATTTCGTCCCTCTTGAGTTTGTAAATGACGCGCTGGTTGCGTAACCAGAGTCGCGTGGCGGAGCTGAGGGACTCGTGCATCTCGTTCCACGCGGCTATGCGTAACTCGCGTTTCGGGTGAGGGTCGGCGTAGTGTTCCTTGGCTTCCTCGTACCATCCTTTCCAGTAAGTGAGCTCGAGGCCGAATAGACGTTCGAGTTCCTTATAGAGTGGGATGTCTTGCTCACAGAACTCGGTTTGCGCCTCGCGGTACTCGTCCTCGAGGCGCATAGCCTCTCCCCAGGTCATTTCCTCGGGGGAGCCGCGTATGATCAACATACGATGGGCAAACGCGTGTTTGATGGTAAACTCCGCGTTGATGTGAATGAATGATTCGGAGGGTACATAAGGACCGAAGATGGTGCGCCCGGAGTGGTCGCCGGATAATAAATATGGTAGTGGGTCGCGCGGGTCGCGTGCGCACTCGTCTGAGAAGTTGATACCGGTGACAGGGTCCCAGTACTGCTCTCCGCTGACGACAGTGAACTGCGCGGTGTTGATGTAGACGTCCTTCACCGCGTGCTCTCGTGGGGCCATACGAGATGGCCCCACGAAGGTGGTGCACTCAGGGACGGTAACGATGTCTATTCCCGCGGGATTCCAACGGGTTCACCGACGGTTTTGACGTCGTGGTTGTCGCGTATGTAGTATTTGGACAACAGCTGGATCTGTGTATTGTGAATGATGTCG